AACGTGCAATGGCTGTCCGTCGATTCCGTGCGCGTGGCCGAGTACTACCGGATCGAACTGAAGCCGGCCACGCTGTGCCTGATGGCTGACGGTACGACGGGCTACAAAGACGAGATGCCGAACTATGACCCGGCTTTCTGCGTCAAGGAACGTCCGACGCATAAGCGCGTGGTTATGTGGCGCAAGTGCACGGGTTACGACGTGCTCGAAGAGCGCGAGATCCCGGGCCGCTTCATCCCCGTTTTCCCGGTCTACGGCGATGAGATTGACCTAGACGGCAAGGTTATCCGTAGCGGCGTTGTGCGGTTCGCGAAGGACCCGCAGAGGGCCTATAACTACTGGCTCACGTCGGCCACGGAAGAGGTTGCACTGCGCCCGAAGACGCCGTTCATCATGGCCGAAGGGCAGGCAGAGGATTACGAGGATCAGTGGTCGCAGGCTAACAATCGGTCCTTCGCTTATCTGACGTACAAGCCCACGACGGTTGACGGCATCCTCGTTCCGCCTCCGCAGCGTTCACAGCCGGCCGACATTCCGAGCGGCATGCTCGCAATGGCGATGCACGCTAACGACAACATCAAGGCGACAACCGGCATTTTCGATGCGTCGCTCGGTGCGCGTGGCAATGAGACTAGCGGGCGCGCGATTCTTGCGAGACAGCGGGAAGGCGATGTCGCGAACTATCACTACGTGGACAACCTGTCGCGCGCCATTCGGCATGCCGGGCGCGTCATCGTCTCGTGGATTCCGAAGATTTACGACACACAGCGTGTCGTGCGGATCATGGGCGAAGACGAATCGCTAAAGTTCGAGACGGTAAACAAGGTCGAGATGAAGCACGAACTCGACGAGTTCACGCAACAAATCCAGACCATTGAAAACGTGCTGAACGATGTTCGCGTCGGCACGTATGACGTTACGGTAACGACTGGCCCGGCCTACTCGACGATGCGGCAGGAAGCGGCCCAGGCCATGGTGGAATTCGGGCAGTCCTGGCCGAAGCTCATGGACATTGCCGGCGACAAGGTCGTCAAGGCAATGGACTGGCCCGGCGCCGAGGAGATTGCCGAGCGGATCAAGAAAACCATTCCGCCCGAACTCACGCGCGAGAAGGACGAAGAAGAAGAGGACCTGCCTCCGCAGGTTGTACAGCAGATCGAGCAGGCGACGCAATACATCGAGGTCCTGCAGCGCGAGAACCAGATGCTGAAAGCCGAAGCGACGCAGAAGGCCGAGGATCGCAGGCTGGAGAAGTACAAGATTGACGTAGACGCGACCACGAAGGTCGTCGTCGAGGAAATGAAGGCACAAATGCAGCCGCTCCAAGACTTGGGCGGTCGCATCCAGCAAATCGAAGCGGCGCTCGGTCAACTCGCCGATGCGCTTGTTCCCGCTCCCGTGATGGGAACCGGATTTGAACAAGGACCGATGCAATGACCGTCAGACTTTTGCGCCCGTTTAACGGGTTCCCCGCCAATGCCGTCGTAGAACTGGACCGAGCGACAGAGGCGGCGCTTGTCTCGCAATTGGCGGCTTCGTCTAATTTGACAAACGGGAGCACTTATATCCCGAATGCGCCGTTTTCTGTGGAATCGGCGCCAGCAAAAACACTTGCTGCGGAACTGTTAGGGGCAAATCCGGCAAGTGGGGCCGCGCAAAATAGCAATGCTATTCAGTCCGCACTAAACGCCAATGCAATGGTGTCTTTGTACACGCCGGGTGTGTACGAAATACAAGGGGACACGTTTACAACGCGGCCCGATGCGATGTTGTTGCTAGGGCCTAACGTCTACTTTTCAGTAAACGGACAAATCACAAGACTTAACAGCCTGGGCGCGGCGGTCGTGTATGCGGCTGACATCGATGACAAATGGCGCCCAAGAGCAGAGGATGCGCTGCAGCGGCCTATCTCAATGAACGACATTTACTTCGAGGGAATGCCGTTTGATCTGCTGAATATTCCAAGTCCGTACTTTGATGGTACGGATGAGTCTCGATCGGTCGTGCATCCGAGCACAGTCGTCATTCCGAACAAACTAAACGGATACAAATACTGGCTTGCACTCACGCCTTATCCGTCTTCGGATTCTGCCCGCGAAAATCCATGCGTATTCTGTAGCAATGATCTAGATTCGTGGATTGTCCCGCCCGGCGCTGTAAATCCAATTGTGGACAAGCCAACAACTGGCCCGACGGACTACAACGCTGATGTTCATTTGTATTGGCACACGGATGGGTACTTGTATCTAATGTATCGCAGGCGCTTGACTTCTAGTTCTACCAATCAACTTATGTGTATGCGATCCAACGATGGAAAAACGTGGAGCGCGCCTGCCGTCTTGCTTACTGGCAGTACAGCAAGTCAAGATTTTGGCAGTCCCAGTTTTTGGTTTAACGGAACGCAGTGGGTAATCATTACGCACAATCTGGACGGGGTCGGGTTCCCGGTTCAACGATGGGCAAAGGCGGGCGATCTTATTACAAGTTGGAGCGCGGTGGTCCCGACAACGGTTACTCCAACGCACCCGGATTCCCTGACGTGGTGGCATTCGTCTTTGCATCGTCTTGAAGGCGGAAGAGTGCTTGCAATCGTTCAAGACAACAATTCGGGCGGCGGGTCGTTGTGGATGTGGCAAAGCGACACGGACGGAGCAAGCTTTAGCATTCGTCGCCTAAACAGGAGCAATCGAAACTATCGATCCTCGTTGATTGTTGAGCAGAATAAAGCCTGGGCTTACATTGGTTACATATCAAACAAGGGGGCGCCTAACTGGAGAATTGCGTTGCAGTCTCTGCAGATGAACAGAAAAGAGACGCTTCGGACAGATGCTATTGCAATTGCGCAAAGTCAGTTCTCGGTCAGCGCGCAAGATAGGCCGTCTGTTGTTGCACACGCGGACCCGTTCACGGGTGGTGCTGCAGCGCTCACGTCGCCTTGGACACAAGTGGATGCAAACACGATCAACCGTGATGGTTCGGGCTCCGCTACCAATCTAAACACGAACAACTGTCGGGCGTGGGTAGAAGTGGGCGCCAGTGATATGTGCGTTCAAGTGCGCATGGCTGCGCTTCCGGCCAGCGGGCAAGGCTGGCTAATGTTTAGGTTTGTGGACGCAAACAATTATTGGCGCGTTGGGATGAACGCGCTAACTAGCGTTCTGTTTCAAAACATTGTAAGCGGCAGCGTGGTGGTTAATCAGACAATTTCGTTTTTGCCATCGCCGGCAACGCTGCCGCAATGGTTGCGCGTGGAATGTGACGGCCAAAACATCGATGTGTATTGGCGCGGGATGCTGATTCATTCCGTCCAATCAAGCACGCATATTGGCGGAACTAAGGCCGGATTGCAGGCGTCATCTGCGCTTGGTGTTTTGTTTGATGACTTTGTTGCATATGGGTTGAACAGTTAACGCAGTAAGGCTGTTTATACGGCGCAAGCACCGTCGAGATGACGGAGCATCCCCGAAACGCGACCCGCGAGATGCGGACTCGCTGTCGATGGAGGCAGGACCATGGAAGAAACCAGCTTAGGCGGCGTGGTTGCGGAAGAACCGCATCCGCTCGCCGAACTGATGGAGCAGCAACCCGCGGCCGAGCCTGAACAGGCAGAGGAAGCGGAGCAGGAAGAGAAGGAAGAGAAGCCGGCGAAGGTCTACTCGCAGGAGGAGGTGGATCGCATTGTGCGAAAGTCCAAGCGCAATGCGGCGTATCTCGCGAGGAAAGAGGCCGAAGCGGAACTCTACAAGCGTATGTCGGAAGAACGCGCTGCACCCGTGCAGAAGGCGGAGCCGACAGACGCCGCACCGCAGCGCGATGCATTCGAGACGTATGAGGAATACATCGAAGCGCGTGCGGAATGGAAGGCGGAACAGAAGCTCGAAAAGCGGCTCGCCGAGTTTGAAACGAGGCGCAGTCAAGACTTGCAGCAAGCAAGCGTTCGGGAACAGGCGGAGCGGTTTGAGAAGACCGCTCACGAACTGGCGGCCACGGTGCCGGACATTGTCCCGACGATTGAAGAGTTCTTAGTAGAAGCACCTTTGTCGCAAGTGATGCGGCAAATGATCCTAGAAAGTGAAAGCGGTGCGTTGCTCACGTACCACCTAGCTAAAAACCCTGCGGAAGCAAGTCGTATCAGTCAGCTATCCCCGGTGCAGCAAGTGCGCGCACTGGTGCGGATTGAAGCCGATCTGGCGACGACTAAGGCGCCGCGCGTGAGCAAGGCACCGGACCCAATCAAGCCTATTGGCAGCGGCTCCTCTACGTCTCCTGATCCCGCGAAGATGTCTATGCAGGATTACACGGAGTGGCGTCGCAAGCAAAGGCCGAACTGGGCCCGGTAAGGAATCAACCCGTTTTAAAGGGTACTTGCCGTGTCTAATTCATTCGCAACTACCAGTGTAGTCGCTAAGGAATCCCTTGCGATCCTGGAGAACATGCTCACTTTTGCCAAGGGCGTGAACCGCTCTTGGGAAAGTGAATTCACTTCGAACATGGCCCGCGGTTATGCGCCTGGGCAGACTATCAACATCAAGCGGCCGCCTCGGTATACGTGGCGCGCGGGTCGCGTGGCAGTTCCGCAGGCGACCATTCAAACCACTGTGCCTTTGACGCTGACGCAGGGCGGCACGGACCTGAACTTCAACTCTCAGGAACGCACTCTCAGCATTGCGCAGATGGAACCCATGCTCATGGGTGCCATGGCGACTGTTGCTAACGAAATCGACCGGCAAGGGCTCGACCTTGCGCGCACGGCTTCGTATAACGCGATTCTGTCGCCGGCCGGTACTGGCGCGGTTCCGACCACGCAAGCGCAAGCGCTGCAGTTCTTCACGAACGTGGGCCAGCGTCTCGACGAGATGGCGGCGCCTCGTGATCGGCAGCGGTCCTTTGTCATGAATCCGGCGCTTAACGCGGGCATGATTCAAGGTCTCGCCGGGCTGTTCAACTCGCAGTCCAAGGTCACGGAACAGTATGGCAGCGGCATGGTCGTCGATGCTCTCGGCTTTAACGTGAGCATGGATCAGAACGTCGTGAACCATACGCCGGGCACGCAGCCGGCGACGGCGGCTAACGCGGTGAACGGTGCCGGGCAATCCGGTTCCACCATCACTGTGAACGGTGCGGCGATCACGGGCACGATCACCCGTGGCAGCAAGATCACCTTCGCCAACGTGTTTGCGGTTAACCCGCAGTCTCGCCAGTCCACCGGCGTGCTTGCGCAGTTCACCGTGACGGCGGACGTGGCTGCCGCGGCTACGTCGATTCCTATCGCGCCCGCTCTGACGCCTTCCGGCGCCTTCCAGAACGTGACGGCTTCTCCGGCCAACAACGCCGCGCTAAACGTGTTCCAAGGCAACCTGGCTGCGTACGCTTGTAACGTCGCCTATCACCGTGATGCCTTCACGCTGGCAACTGTGCCGCTCTACGCGCCGCCTTCGGGCAAGGGCGTCATCGGCGTGGCGCAAGAGTCGCACCGCGGCATCAATATGAAGGTCACCGAGTTTTACGACGGTGTAAACGACAACTACATCATGCGTTTTGACATCTTGTTCGGATGGGCGGCAACGTACCCCGAACTCGCTGTCATCGCTGCGGTGTAAGGAGGCACGAACATGACTGTTCTTCTCAACCAGGCATATTCGGGCTACCCGGCAGGGCAGATTTGCGAGTTTCCGGCGTCTACGGAAGCGGCAATGATCGCCCAAGGTATCGCGGTCAACAGCACGGCGGTACCGACTACGGGTGCGGCCACTGCGAACGCAATGAAGGGCTCCTGCGCTATCGCGGCCGGCGCGTCGTCTGTCGTCATCACCAATCCGTACGTCACCGCAAGTAGCTTCGTAATGGCCGTCGTGGCGCAGACCACGGCGGACACCACCTTGCTGCGTGTGGAGCGTGTTGTGCCTGCTGCGGGATCGTTCACGATCTACGGCACGGCCAACGCGACTGCGACCACGCGGATTGACTGGTGCGTTATCAATAACTCGCCCACTACGCCGGACTAATGGCGTTATGCCGGGGAGGGCGCAAGCCTTCTCCGGCAACTAGGAGCGCAAATGTTCCTCGAGTACCCAAAGATGATTTACGGCCCGAACGGCGAGGAAGTCGTCGTTGAGGACGAGGCCGGAGAACTGGCGCAGCTTGCCGAATGGGCGGGCGATGTGCCGGAAGAAGCGAACGAGCCGGCGGTCATCCGTCGCGGCCCGGGTCGCCCGCGCAAGGTGGCGTAATGGCATACAACACGGTCGGCGATCTGATCCGAGCGGCGCTCGGCAAGCTTGTCGTGATCGGCACGCAAGAGACGCTGACCGATGCCGACATGCAGAGCGGGCTTGATGCTATCAACGGTCTGCTCGATTCGTGGTGGACTCAGTCGCTCGCGGTCTACACGATTGAACAGCAAAGCTACGCCGCAACGGCGGGTGTTGGAACGTACGCAATCGGCACGGGGCAGACGTGGAACGCTACGCGCCCGGTCAAGATCGTGAACGCTTTCGCGAGATACCAAAACGTCGATTACCCGATCCGGCCTATTGATCGGGTGCAGTTCGATGGCATCCCGTACAAGACGGTGGGCGGCATTCCGATGGTGCTGTTCTATGACCGCGAGTATCCGGTCGGGAACGTCACGCTGTACCCGATCCCGAGCGTGGCGATGGATATCTATCTCGACACGTTCGCCCAGGTGCAGTCGTTCGCCACCTATAACGACGCGATCAACCTGCCTCCGGGCTACGCGCGGGCGCTCATCTTCAATCTGGCTGTCGAGATTGCCGACGACTACGGCAAGCCGGTAACCCCGAACATTCAGCGGCAGGCGGACTTGTCGCTCGGCAATCTGAAGCGGCTCAATCGGCAGGATCAACTCCTGAAGTATGACTATGCGCTGCTGTACAACTCGCTCGCTTACAACGTCTATTCGGACACGTACCGATGACGCAGCCAATTCAACTGTTCGGACTCGGCGTGCAGGGCAAGTCACCGAACGTGACTGCACAGCGGCGCGTGAACTTGTACGCCGAAATCCAGTTCGAGCAGGACAAGACGCGCGTGGCGTACTTCCCGACTCCGGGCCTGGCGCCGTTTGTGTCGCTGGGCGCAACGCCGATCCGCGGCATGCATACCGTGTCTGTGTCCGATCTGCTGTATGCGGCGCAGTTCGATAAGTTCTACAGCATCAACGCCGCGTCAGGGATTACGGAACTCGGGACGTTTGGCACCTCGAGCGGCCGCGTGAACATGGCCGACGACGGCACGCGCATCCTGATGGTGGACGGGACGGCGGGGTATTACTACAACGTCAACACGAACGTTTTCAGCACGATTGCGGATGCGGACTTTCCGAACGGGGCCACTACGTGCTGTTTCCTGTCCGGCCGAATGATTGTCGAGGTCCCGGGCACTGGGCAGATTGCATGGTCTGACTTGTACGCCGACACATGGCCGAGCCT